AGCTGGTCTTCATGGAGATAGGAGACTTCGATAGTCCCCCGACGGGCTAAGCCCGCAGCTCCCTCCTAAAAGGGAGATCTCCACCCGAGCTTGATGTCGACGTGCTCGGGGCGTCCAGAACGCTCCAAGTGCTCTTCATCGTAGTTCGCAGCCACGATGTCGGAACCCGACGTCGCTGTCGGATTCGGTCTGAGACCGAACCCCGCAACAGGGTGCCGCAATAGGCACTTAAGAAGGGCGCCTGGCCCGTCCAAAGGATCGGACGGAGCCTTGGCAACCACTCTATAGCCCTTAGTTAGAGGGCTGTGGTATTCGGGATGAAGACGCTGGAATTGATATCCAAGCGCCGACTCCCTGCCCAACAATGGAGAGGTTGGAGCTACGTTTGGGTAGTGCTTTAGCATTTTCCCTAGGTAGACATCCATCCACGCAGCAGTTCTCCACAAACCGGCCCAATAGGCCTGGTTGCGAAAAGCCACCGCGGATATTACTCCATTCGCGTCCTGCCGTCGTGTCGGAAGAACCGATCGGACCTTGACGATACTTACGTCTTGGCCGTCATAGTACTCCCGTCCGCAAGACTCCCTGAACCTTCCGGTCCAGAATGACTTGCCTTCGTTAACCACGTGGCCAAAAGCCTGTAGTTCGAAGACGACGGACAGCACATGTTCTCGGGGAACGATTAGATCGTCCCCGAAAACACGCACCCGCTCGGAAAAGCGTTGTATAAACGCCCTCCGAGAAAGTGGGGTGCTTAGCTCACGCTCTACGCCCAAGGCGATAATGGTCAAGAAGACCATCGCCTCAAACGGAAAGCAGAGAGCTGAACCCATAGACGCATACTTGGCCAAACGGATTACTCCGTGACCAGGTACATCAGCCTTCCGGGATCTGCAAGAATCGACCGCCCCTAGCAAATGGGGGAAGTCCTCGAGCATTGCCCGTACATGCTGATACGAGACCCTATCGGATGCTTCGCTCAAATCGAGCGTTGCTAGGTCGCCACTGTGCGAACCTATTCTGGCCAGTTGCCTATTCGGCTCCTGGTCATCAAATCCGACAACGCGGGAGAGGAAACTATCCTCTTTTACCGCAGAAAGGATACAAGCCAAGAGCGACTGCTGCACAAACTGCATGCAGGAGGGCTCAATGGCAATAATCCTTGGGGACTTGAGCGTTTTAGGAACGGTGATAACCCTAACGGGCATCTCCGCACCGGGTTCGAGGATGTTCAAATCTCTATCCAACTCCCCAACAAAGGAGGAATTAGGAATCAAGAATGACTCCGCCGGCATATGCCGTTGAAGTCTAGTGGTCCAGGTTCGCAGATTATACTTCCCATTACTGGAAAGCTTGTCTGCGACAGCGCCTGGGCCATGCTTAGGATGGAGTCGCATCCAGTAGACATCTCTGTCCACTTTAGCGAACATCTGTCCAAAAAGCATAGCGGACACTCTTTTGAAATCAGCCATATAGGCTTCATCGAGGAGTGCATCGCTACTACGAACATCCTGCTCACATCGGACAAAAC